ATCTTAGACAACGCTGCCTTAGTAGAAGGCGAAAGGTCAACTGATTCAGGCTCTTGTATGATTGCTTCAATGGCTTGATGAGGGTAGTCATACCCTAAGAATTGGTCCCGAAGTAACGCACGTAATACCGATTTGCCTTTAGGTCCAGCATTTTCGTACATAGCGTCGTACGCTTCATCAGGACTAAATGATTCGTCGTATGAACCACGTGCAAGTTTATGCAAGTCGATAAGGCTTTCCTCACGACCTAACTCATCGTTTTCTTTAATTACTCCTTTTTCACGGAGTGTTTTATCCATACTTGCTATATCAGCGTTTAATAATTCTTCGGAAGCACTTAGTACTTCTGATAGCGCTGTGTTAGCTGTAGCAGGGATACCCATTAAGTTACGAATGATAGTAACAAACTCAGACCATAGCGATTGGTTACCTTTGTATGGGATTGATTCCATCAATGTTTGCATGTCTTTGTTTGATAGTGACCATGCTACCAACTCATCGACGTCATCGAAGGCGTTATTTTTGTAACCGTCAACACCTAAGGCACCTTTTTCTACTGTAGAAAGTTCTTCGCCTCTAGCATGTTTATCTTTTACAAACTTAATAACATGCTTTCTTAATTTTGCAAGTCGAGCTACATTAGGGTCACCAGTACGTTCACCAATCATAACTGCAATACGTGTAGCCATATGGGTAAGTTCATGCAGTGCAGTGCGGAAAGTAAGTCCTGAGTATTCAACACCAAGTTCTGTACCAGTTAATATAATAAACGGTTTAGTTACATCCCCACCTTCGTACCCCATAGCACCTCTAGCACCCTTACGCATGGTTGCTGAACGACCTTTCCCACCATCCTCTGTGATATATAGCTTTTGTTTATACCCAGCTTTATCAAATTTTATTAACTGACGAGCAACTGCTTGGGCAATAACCCTACGGCCTTTATCAGGGATATTATCAGCAAGCCATTGAGCGGCTTGGATAGGGGAACGCATTTGTAGGTTTGCGTATACGTGATAAACTTCATCTGTTTGGCTAAATGGTTCTGCAATGTCTGGCATTGACGGGGTTGGTTCAGGAGTCGGTTCTGCTTGTCCTACTGGAGCAGCTTGAGCTGTTGGTGCTTCGTCTAATGGAACATCAGGTTTGATTGCAGCGCTTGCTGCTGCGGCACGGGCGTTACCTTTTACAATGCCAGCCAACTGGTCAGCTAGACCTTGGTTTAAATAGTTATCGGTGTGCGCATTGCGTACTTGGTCTTTAATTGCTTTAGGCAATGCAGCAAATGCAATACCAGTGTCAAAGTTATCCCACGCTTGTGAGATAGGTTCTTTCTTAAGGGCAGCCGCGGCTTGTTTTGCAGCACGGGGTGGTATGGGCGCTAGTGCACTTGGTTGGACATTTGTGCTTGTTGCAGGTTGTCCAATGTTTCCGACAGGAGCTCCGCTAGGTACAACCACTCCTCCTCCGATAGGTTCTTCAACTTGTGCAGGCGCGGCCGCTTGTTGTTGTACAGGCTGTCCCATGCCTTGCTGAGCTCCTGGCTGGACAGGAGGAGTTCCGACCGCTGGAACACCAAAGAGGTCTGATTGTACAGGTTCTGCTTGGGTTTGTGTTTGCGGGGCATTGGGGACTCCAAATAGGTCAGGTTGAGCCGCGATGGGTTTGTACTGAGGGAATGCGTCCAAGATGCGGTTAGCTTTAACCCCAAAGTCAGTACTGGTTGCTGCCGCTGTTGTAAGTAAGTTATAGGTTGTTGGGTCAGCTAGGTTCGCATTAGCCAACGATTTATATTGTTTATTGCGTGGGGTGATACCAAACGTTTTTAATACGTCAGGAGTTAGGGTGCCTTCTACTGGGGCTACAGGCGCTACAGGTTCTACACCATACACGCCTTGTTGGATTGCTTGGCGAGTCTTATTACGCTCAGCACCTTTTAATTCTGGGAAATATAGCTTCATGTTGCCGGCTAATTCTGCACGGCCTTCAGGTGTTTGGTTTAATGCTTGTATCTGAGCTGGTAACCCTTGTATACGAGCGGCTTCTACCGATGCCTTAGCTTCTTTAGTTGGTGCACCTTTTGGTGTAAACAACTCGCCTTGGTCTGGAGAAACTGCTGGAGCTGGCTCATTAATAAACTTACCTGTTTCATCAAAACCAAAAGATGGTGGAGTAGGAGCTGGCCCAGTAATAAACTTCCCTGTTTCATCAAAACCAAAAGCTGGTGGGGTAGTGGTTGGTTCAGCTACGGGCATCTCCTGTGGAGCAAGTAGTGGTTGTTGCTCCATTACCCCAGTAGCTTGGCGCTGTGCTTGTTGGGCAGCTTCTTGTTGTGCGGCTACGTCTTGAGCGATTACATCTTTAGCTTCACCACGCTCTTGTAACTTACCTACCGCACCCAATGGGCCTAATAGAGCAACTTGATATGCAGTGTCTGCGTATTCTTTACGAGCATCTTCATCGGTTAAGGATAGACCAGCTTGATAACGCTCAAGCATTTGTTGTGCTACTTCGGTAGGCACTTCGGCTACTACACCTTTGGCTGTACCTTCTGCAAGCGTGCGTTTAAGTGACTTAGCTACAACAGCATCGGCATCTGCACGGCCTAGTGTCTTAGCAGGGATACCCATTAACTTACTGAATAATAACTTGTCAGTGAATACGTCTAAAGCAGCTTGCGGTACGGCAGCGCCTAAAGCAGCACTACCTGAAATAGGGGCACCTTCTTGTGCTTGACGTTCTAAGTTTGAACCGGTTTGTTGTAGTAGTGATGGAACAAACGCACCGCCGATACCACCAACTAATGCGCCGTAAGGACCCAAGGGTGAACCCGCCATAGCACCAAGCCGTGCGCTACCTATAGTGGCAGCTAGATTAGGGAACTGTTCTGCGATTGCAGATGGGATTTGACTGACTGCTTCACCGGCGGCAGCTAAATAACCTTTTTCACCAAGTACAGATTTAACTTTTTCTAAGCTGGCACCGGGTTTTTCTGTGATTGCTTCTTGACGTGCTAGACCTTCTTTAGCCGCTTCTTCCGCACCGAATGGACTTGTAACAGCGGTTGCCAAAGAACCAAACATGCGTTTGGCTCCGCCTTTAAGGGCTTCACCAACACCGGCAGTTTTTAATGATTCTTGACGACGGTCATGGAGGGATTTTGCATACGACATGATTTGCTCTTGCGATGCATTTTCAGGTCCGTCAAATTCGTAAAGAAATTTATCCGGGCCCTCTATAGAATACCGTCGTGCCATATGTAATCCAGTTTAATTGTTATAGCAGTATTCTACTAGTATTTGGTACGGTCTACAAATCCTGATGTATCTACAGCGGCGGCACCGCCAGCTGTTGTACCTGCACCTGAAAGCCCCATCATGCCCAACCAATCTTGGTAGGTTGGCGGTTTTTTATTACCTAAGTACTTGAATTTGTTTTCTTTAAGCCAATCATTGTACTCATTCATGGTACCTTGTTTTGTCCGTGCATCTGCACCGTAGATACTTGCGGCACCTTTGGTACGGTATGCTTCTTTCATTACTTCATCTAAAGGCATGTTAGGATGCGCGGCTTGAATGATGCGGGCAAGGTTACCGATAGTTTGGTCTTCTCTGCCGTAACGAGCATTAGCACCTGCTTCTTGCATTGCTGCAATATCTTTCTTAGCCTGTGTTTCATATATAGTTTTGGCAAGTTCGTTTTGCTGGTCAACGCCTTTAACTTTCAAACCTGCTAGGTTTGCACGCGCTGCTTTTACTGCGTTTTGAGCTTCTTTCAATTCAGCTTTATTACCTGAGTACTGAGCTTGTGCTTCTGCGTTCATTGCTATGGCTAATGAATTACCTTCAGTACGAATCTTATCTTGACGGGCTAATTCTTTTTCATCTATCTCAGTAGCAACAGTTCCATATGCGCCTAATACACGACCCGTCGTTGTACCAAGACCTTCACCCGGTTTAGCCTCACCAAACGCTTTAGACATGGCAAACCATTTATTAGCTTCATCTAGTTTACTACGTTCAGCAGACTTCTCTTTACGTTTTTCAAGGTCGGCTTTTTGTTCTTTAAGCGTATCAGGGTTATATCCTAAAGCTTTCATTTCAGCTAAACGTTCAGCGGCTTTTTCTGCGTAGGTATATTCCTTACCAGTAGCAGGGTTCATTTCACTAGCTAGAATATCCCTATAATCCTTGTCATCATATCCTTGAATTTTGTATCCATCAACAATGCCTTTATTACCCGCGCCCCTAGATGCGCCACCAGCTCCGCCTAAATCACGACCGCCTTTTAAATAATCATCTAAAGATAGTTTTGCTTTGTCATCCGCAGGTTTTTCCCCAGCTGCGGTTCTACTTTGTAGCAACTGCGCTTGTTTTGCTGCCATTGTTTCTGGGTTCATATCAAGCGCATAAGGGCCATTTAGCTGTGCAGGGTTTGCAAGAATACGAGCTTCCTGCTGCTTTTTGTTATACGCTTCACGTTGAGCTAGTCCTGCTTGTTGTTCTCTTACTCGCGCTGCTTGTATATCAGCAGCGGTAGGTTTAGGCAAATCGCTTCTGCGAACAAGCTTACCTGTTTTTGGGTCACGCGCCCATGCGGTGCCACCTATTTTATCTGCAACGTAATTGAAACTGGATATACCTGGAGATAAGATAGTACCTGCCGCTTGTTGAAACTCAGGGTTGAACAAGAAAGTATCATGCAATGCGTTTGAATAATCCACATCTGCTTGTGATAGGCCAGGAGCACTAAATGAATCTGGCGGCAGCCCATTAGCAGCTTTAATCACTTCTCCGCCTTCTTCAAACGAAATGATGCCACCCTGTGCCGCGCTGACAGTCGGTAAGTTAGAAGCCAGTGTATCTACTCCTTGGCCATACGCCATGTTTTGCTGTGCGACTGGTGGTTGTTTAGGCATTTGAGCAGCCATGGCTGCCTTAGCATCTTTAGCTTGTTTAATCTTAGATGCCAAAACAATCTGACCTACTTGTGGGTCTATCGTACCGTTACGCAGTGCTTGTTGTAGCTGTGTGATTGTTAGCTTTTGTGCGTCCGCCATTTGGCTCATTGGGTTATTCATACTTATTCCTTATAGCTCAACAATTCATGTAAGTGCATTTCATCAATGCCTGTGCCACCGCGTTTACTAATATCTTTTGCACTACCACCAGCCTTAGCACCTGCTAGTTTAGATAGACCAATTGCACCTGTACCCAACGCACCAATCTGAGAAGCAAGTCCCGGCTGTGCTTGGTATGTCTGTGTTGTAGTTGACTGCATTGGTAAGCCACGTAACAAGCTGCTGATATTGCCGAGTTGTAGCATTGGGAACTGCTGTTCGGTTGCGTAGTTTTGGATTGCTTGGTTAATCTTAGCTTGTTCTTGGGCTTGTTGCTGACCACCGAATTGGTTTTGAGTACCTAAGATACCTTGCTGTGCGGCAAGTTGTTGTGTACCTAGTTGACCTAATGTACCAGCGGCTTGACCCGTTTGACCGTAACCTTGAAGTGCTGTACCAAACCCTTGTTGACCTTGACCAAACCCTTGCAGAGCGGTACCAATCCCTTGTAAGCCCATACCAGCACCTTGCATACCTAAACCAGCACCTTGCATCGCTGCTTGTTGCCCTTGGATACCTAAACCAGCACCTTGCATAGCGGCTTGCTGACCTTGTAAACCTAAATTAGCACCAAACTGTTGTTGCTGTTGGGCTTTTTCAAACGCTGTGCTGTATCCTCTAGCAATAGCATCGTTCATGGCTTCATTCATATTACGTTGGTTTTCAGCTGCCATTAATGCTTCGCGTGAGCCACCAAATGCACCTTGCTTAGTCGCGTTGCTCATTTGATTGGTTTGTTGTACACCATACTGACGACGCATCTCATCAAGCTGCGGGTTAAGCGAAGCCTGTAAGTATGGGTTCATGTACGCTTGGACAGCGTTAGGATTAGTTGCTTGTTGAGCGAAGTTAGCCCCAGCTTGACCTGCTTGCATACCATACCCAGCACCTAAAGCACCGTAACCTGTAGCATTCTGACCAGCTTGAGCACCGTAACCACCGTAACCAGCACCTAGCGCACCATAGCCTAAACCACCCATACCTACGTTAGTAGCTTGTTGTCCTAGATTAGCAGCTTGACCAGCTATGCCTAATGAGCCTAAACCTGATGCACCTGCTAGTTGTGAACCAGCACCAAATTGACCGGGGGTTTGTAAGTTAGCTGCGCCTTGGAATGATTGTTGTTGCATGGGTGAGAACCCAGCTTGGTAGTCATTCATGTTGGTGCTGTATGGTGTGTACTTTTGGAAACCAGTAATCGTATCCTTACCTTCAGCGTCGGTACCCATAGTATAGACTTGCTTTTGAGCAGCACCCAACATTGACTCAACATACGGCTGAACATACTCAGGTAAGTTGGATTGGTTAACAGTTGAAGTTGTTTGGGCAGGAGCACTGCCACCACCTACATAAAATGTAAGCATTTCCACAACTTTTGATGGGCTAATAAAATCCCAAAAACCGCCGTCTAGTAATTTCATATCAATTTCTCCACTACTGTTTCAGTAGCAATTAGTCCAAGTTGTTGTCGGTACAATCGAATGCGTGCACCCGAGGCATGTGCCCTTAATTTCGTAGCGCCTTGAGATTTGGCCCATGCAACTACTTGATTCATAACGTCTGGGTTTGTAATACCTCTGCCCCCAGTGGCTGTTAATATTGCAACCCTATGATTCGGTAATGATACCACCGAAATGGATGCGGCGCCTTTAATATCACCGTCTTCTACCGCTACCAATAGCGTTTGCGCTCCGCCTACTAGCTGAAGCTTTAACTGGTCAATCGTGCAATCTAATTCACCTAATGCTACATCACATGCTGATTCTAACATCGGACCAACTTTACCCCACAACTGATGGATATGCGTTGGGTTAACAGATTGAATTATCATGCAGGCATGTACTTAGCAGGTTTAATTTGCTTACCTTGTTTCTTACTACCGGTGCGAGCCTTACGAACTTTGTCCATCATGCGGTATAAGTGTTTAGCACCTGCATCAGTCGAACCATTACCTAAGTGACTTACCACATCAGCTGGCACTACGAACTCACCATCAGCAAGACGGGCTGGCTGTCTATTACCAATCGTAGCAGGAATATCGTCACTCATACCGTCACCAGGACCTTTAAGCAAACGAGGATTACCACCAGCAGCATAACCACCTAGACTATACCCAGCGATACCACCCTGTGCTTTTCCTTCAACTGGAGCGCTTGATGGCGCATACATAGCCGCGATACTGGGGTTTGATGCTTGTAGTAAAGGTAAGGAGTCAGCTAAAGAATAATTCTGCGACCCGCCTAGAACCGCTTGTTGTACGGCAGGGTTGGTTGCTACTTGTGCTATTTGTCGGTATACATTAGGCGATGCCTGCGATACGATAAAGTTAGCTAATGGGTTATGTTTAGGGGAAGGGACATTAGATAGCGTTTGGGCACGGGCCATGTCTGCCATACTAAAACCACTATCCTGTTGACCCATACCTGTACCCGCCATACCACCATCAGCCATTTCAACCGGTTCGTAGTCTGAGCGAATTAATTCTGCACTTGTAGGCATTTGGGTGGGCGTTGCAAATTGAGTGTTATCTTGTCTACCCATTGGATAACTACCCCCTGCTAAAGCAGCAATACCACCTTGTGCGTAAGCGTTCATCACACCACCTTGAGCAGCGTATTGAGCACGGTAATATGGGTTAGGTTGTGCTGGCATGTATGGGGTAAAGCGTTGTGCATCAAAACCAGCTAGCTTGCTTTCTTGTTTTTTAAGTGGTTCTACTTCAGGCATTGGTGCAGTTAATGCACCGTATGCAGCGCCGCCTAAAGCGGAAATGCCCGCTTTACCTAGCGTGTCTTGTTTATCCCAGTAATCTAATGCATTTGAAGTCATGCTGCCGGGTTTAACGTTTAACATGCCCCTAATTCCCGTGGTTTGCGTTGGGTTGTAAACTGATTGTTTCAGTAATTCTTGTTGCGCAAGAGCAGGGTTAAATACTTCTGTACCTAACTCTATTGGAGCTTGAATGGCTTCTGTGACTGGTACGGCAGTGGTACCAAGGTTCTGCATCATGCTTGTGGCGTTAGGGTTAATTGCTGCAAGACCTGCAGACTGGGCAGTTTGTGGGGCAACGTTCAAGGCGGCGTTTAAACCACCTGGGTCCACGGCGGACATAAAGTCTTTAGCACCATACGCACCAAAATCCGTTAAGGATTGTTTAACACCTTCATTTATACCGAAGTTACCTATACCAACACCACCTGTCATTGCTGCTTCAGCGGCTTGTTTTTGAGCTTCATCAGCGACCGTAGTAGCGGCAACATCAGCTGAACCACCAAATATACCACCAGTAAGCGCACTAGTAGCACCACCCACCAAGGCACTTTCTAATATGTTTTCACCAGTAACTAACCCTTTAGCACCGCCAAATGCCGCACCAAGAAGAGCGGCTTCGCCAATACCACCGCCTATGTTATAGCCGGGGTGAGGTAAAAGTCTACTGAATTTGTTGTTGAACATATTGCAATTCCTTGTTTATTTAAGCGAATAATATCATGTATTAAACCACAGTACCACTAGCGTTTATCCAGTTAGTACCGTTCCACCATATAGGTCTTCCTATGGTAGTATCAAAATAGTATTGACCTATCTGTAGCTTAACAAACGTAGTGCTTATAGGTCTGTCTGCTGTTACACCTGAATCAGGTATTGTTAACGCTTGTGTTATATTATCAACTTGCCCAAAGTAAAGACGTAATGCATTGGTTAGTTGGTCTACATACTGCTGGCTATACTCAACTGGCGCAATGGGTAAGTTCGGTGCCTTCGGTGCACGTAGCTGCGTATTCTTTAACGGGGTGTTATAAGCCATTATCTACGCCCATCAGGTCTAATATCAATACGAGGCATACCCAACTGCCATGACACTCCAAGGTCTGTGGACTCAATCCTAAACGCCATCTGACGACCACGAATGCGAGTATATACTTGGCCTGTAAATTCTTGCACGTTATATACCTGACCTGTACTAAAGTTGTCCGCGCTTCGTACTAACGGATTGTTAGCCGCACCGTAAGGAGTTCCTGAGTTGACTCGTGGTTTAACAGTCATAGTTACCGATGGTTGGTTTACATTAGAGCCATTAAAGTTTACGTCTGGCAGTATGCGCCACACAAAGCCAAAGTTATGTCCGTCACCAATATCAAAGTCAGAAGACTGCACATAAGCAACAATAGGTAAAGTAGTCTCGCCAGCATTATCGTCAACGGAAGACTCGTGGAATAAGACACGGTTGTTGTAGTCCGCCGCCATAGGGAACTGACGAATGCCTGAATCTAACCAAGCACTGCGAGCCATAGAGCCATAGTACCAAACACGGTCAACATAGTTATAAATTACATACTTATCAACCGTAGTTCCGCCACTTGAGTTACTTACGTAGAACCACCAGACTTCGTTGTAGCCTTCGTTACCACCCGCAAATACTTGGAATGATTGGTCTTTGTTTATATCGTTAAAGACATACTGACGTAATGCACACGGTAAAGTTTCTACACGACCGGAATACATATAGAACTTGTCCCCACCCATCCAGTAGGTTACGTTGTTTACAGTTATCATTGCGTTAGGAGACATGATAGAAATATTATCCATCAAGATATTAAAACCCCATACGTAAGGCGCACCTAGGTACTGCATGGAATATAACGCTGCATCGGTCCAAACCAAAATTTCTTGGCGTGTAGCTTTAGCCCCTACAATAAATGACCCGCTAGTTAGTGCGAATTCACCAGCCTGATTTGTAATAGCCGGAACCCACTCGTATGGATTAAGTTGGTCTGACCAACGAACAAGCATTGGGTTAAAATCAGTATTAGGAGTGCCTGACTCATAGGAGTTAGCACCCATAGCAATGACAAACTTCTGAATGGCGGATGCTACGACTTGATTAGTTGTATTCGGTACGTAGGTACCAGCAAAGCCTTCATTAGTAGAAAGTGTATTTAAGGATACCGCTCTAGTATTAACCCCTGACGAGTCTTTCCAGTAATATATACCACCGCCGCGAGGCGCTATTACAAGGTCTTGACCAAAGTTATCGTTAGACCACAAGCGCAGTTGTTGTCCTATACCTACTGAATAAGCAGAACCCCAAGTGCCACGACTCCAAGGGCCTGCGCCCCAGCCAGTACCAACAGTGAATACGTTTAAGCCTATAGGCACTTGATAAGATGCGACGGTAGCTGTACCGCCATTACCACTATCTGATGCGTTAGCTAATACAGGCAATCCTGTTGTTGGGCTTCTTGCTGATATAGTATAGGTTGTAGATGAGGGTACTGTAAGTACTTCATATTCCTGATTTAGCACTGCTGCAGTGATGTTCCCGCCTAATGATACCGCTGCGCTGAATACAACGTAGTCTCCTACTGAAGGGTTATATGTCCCGTCTGTTACAGTAATTGTACTTGAACCGTTAGTCGCAGCAAATGCATTGTCTGGGGATGTAATAGTACTATAAGGCGTGATGTCGTAATATGTACCGCCTTGTTCAATATAGTACTTAATGTTAGTGCCTATGCCTAGGTAGTTTGAACCAGATAAGTCAACCCAATTCCACAAGGAACGAGCAACACCTAAGTATGTATTGTTTGATAGACGAGACCAGCCGCCAATCTTTTCAGGAAAACCAGAACGAAACCGAATCTTGTCGCCGTCGTACCAACCACCTTCATTGGCATAGTCTGTACCTTCACGGTTCAACCCCGGTCTAAATTCTAGTTTCTTTAATGGCATGTTATTCTTTCCTAAACAAAGCTGCTTCGTCTTTGCGGCGATTGTCAAGCCCTTTTAAGACCTTACCACCGGCTTTATTATACTTGAGAAGACTTTGCATAGCCATGACTTTATCCCCGCGCAAAAGCGCCTGACGGAGGGTTGACCGCTGAAGTACACCAAGACCAAGGTTAAAGCTAAAACTAACCAAAGCATCAAATTCATTCTGTGAAAGTCGTATAGGTAGATAACGGGCAACCCCTCGTTCAAATCGTACGACATCCTTAGCCAGTATTGAGTCAACTTCTTCTTCGCTCCATCTACGGTTATCTTGTGGTTTTAGTGGGTACGCTTTACGAGCAGCCATACCTTCTGGAGTAGACGGTATCTTAGCTTGCTCCGGGTACATCACATGCCCAACACCAATTGTCCAAAGCTTAGCAGGGCATTGATACGGTTTGTACCTAACGCCCTCGTGGTGCTTAAGCATTTTAATTAGTTCTTTACTTACCTTCACGATGCTTTTCCCATTGACGAGAACCAAAGTAGAAGCCGATTATGCTACTTACAATTGCCATTTCATCATCAGAAAATACTAAGCTCATCGCTGTCGTAAACTCAACACCAGTATATATTGCCCAGCCTAAGCCAACAAGGTCTACTAACACAAGCAAACCAACAAAGGTAAACGCTATTATAGGACGAACCTTTGCGTTTAGGTCTACGGTGGCTTGAGAAGCCTTATCCATCATTTTCATGTCGTGGGTATATAAAGCTTCACGCTCTTGTGCATACGTCTGCACTTCAATTTCTTCTAGCTTAATAGCTTCAATTTTTTCTTGTGACGCAAAGCCAGCTGCAGCCATAGCAGCTTCACGTTCTGTTTGTAGCCTAGCCATAGCCATTTCGTGCTTTTGGTCTCCCTTTTGCTGGAAGAAGCCTAAGATGCTTGGTAGTGCTGATGAGCCTATGCCTAATAGACCTGATATAATAGATAACATAATTAATTTCCTAGTGGGTTAGAAGTAGCACGTTTAAGTGCTTTAAGTTGTGATTCAATGCCTTCGCGTGTAGCTTTCATTTCTTCACGTACACCCATTAAGGATGCCGCTGTTTCGCGCACATTGCCGTTAGTAATAGCTTTAGCTTCGTTTGCAGTGCCAATAGCGTTGGATACTTTCTCCTGCATGGACACCAATTGATTTGATGTCGTTACCATACTGTCTTTAACTGTGTTCACAGACGATTGCTGGGCAGCTAGTTGCACTTTTAATGCGTTTACTTC